CTAAAGATATGCTCTCGCTGATGTTCTCTGCAGACACTTTACATCTCAAGAATGACCCTGGGTACTTTTCTTTGTAACTTTCAACAGTAAGATCGTGTTCAGCTAGATGTCTCATCAGACTCTTAACTCTCATTCCACATTCTTTACAAGAAACATAGTCAACGTTTTCTTTTCCAGGTATGTAAATACTCTGTTCTTGAACGATATGCAGATCGTAGTTCTGTCTGGTTGAAAAACCTCCACCACAGTACTGACACGTAAACTTCTTGTTCATTGTCATTCCTCCTGTTAAAACCGACAGAAGAAACAACACTGATGTTTTTCTTAGGAAGTTAAATTGTGACTAATTTAAAAATTTTATGACTTATTTTTGTAATTTATATTTACTTAATGAAATGTATTATAAAATCTACCTATGCCCTACAACATTAAAAAAAGATCCCCAGGTTTTCACCTGAGGATCTTCTCTCTATAACCTAAGTTGTTATCTTCTAACAACTTTTAGTTATATCTACCTCGTGATATGCAATATCTGAAGGGCATATGCGTTGTAGGCTCCAATTCCGATGTTCTCGAAGACCGAGAATCCGATCTTACGTTCACGTGGCAGGTCCGCGCTGATGACCGTGAGTTCCGTTCTGACCGGGAGACGACCGAAGAATTCCGGTTCCGAGCAGACGTAGATGGTGCCTTCAGGCACGATTCTGCTAACGATAACGCGGGAGCCCCAGATCGTGGCGACCAGACCGGTCTTCCACAAGATCGCCTGGGTTTCGGTGTCCAGTGTGTCACGGTCGAACTTGCGGAGGTCCGCGAAGTCCTTGGCGTTCATGAAGACGTTGGCGACGCGCAAGTCGGTACGTTCGACGTTGGCGAAGGCGTCCGCGAGAACGTTGGCAGTGACGTTGCCGGTCACGGGGATCGGCTGGTTCGGTGAGGTGACGTCCGTGCCGAGGGCGTCCATGACGGCGAACACCTTGCGGTCTTCTTCGGCCTGGATCTCGACCTTTGCCAGGTCAACGCTACGTTCGACGAGATCGAACCGGCGCTGTTTGATCTCAGTCAGTGAGATCTCTGGGTTTGACGCGAGTTCGAAGAGCGGGAACAGAACGCGCTTCGGTTTTGACGTTGCGACGAGGTTCTCGCCTTCTTCCGCTACGGTGTAGGCCGTGAGTTCCGGGTCCTTATCGTAGATCGGGAGGGCGCCGTCTGGCAGGTGTTCAACGTAGAACGCCTTACGACCGACGGACTGGTAATCGCGACGACGACGCAGGGGCTGGATCATTGACGTTGCCAGACGTTTACGACCTTCGGCCGACACGATGTACTTGGCGATGATGTCGTTGCGTGTCTGTGAGTCGACCTGTTGTGTCGGGAAAACGTTGGCCGCGACGCGCATCTGTTGCGGTGCGTACATCGAAGCGGCGAGCATCTGTTGCTGGGCCATCCACTGTTGCATGGTGGGGTACTGTGAGTTTCCGAACATCTTAGATTCCTCCTTTTCCTCTTCTGAAAAAATTCTTGGCGAACGAACACTCTTGTTTAACGAGGGAAACCTTTTCCTCTCTTTCGTCTCTTCCTTCTTGTCTCTTCTCTGAGTCTCCAGCCTTCTTCGCCTAGGCACCGCTCTTCACCGAGCTGCCGTGCCGACCGTAACTTAGAGGAGCTCTTGTTGTCAGAAGAGACGAACCCTCCCTCGTTGGAGAGGGTTCGTCCTTCCCATGCTCTTGTTACTAGACCAGCTTGATGCCGAGCTTCGGATCGCTCGTGGTCGGGACCTTGACGACCTTGCCGATCACCTCAGTTGAGTGAGGGGTGCAGGTGCCGTTGGTGACCAGACCGCGCGATGACGAGTAGAGCAGAGCGTTGACGGTGTAGTCCAACATGATGCTGGCTCCGCCTGTCTCGTTGTGTGTCTCGTAGACGTCTACGAGAGCGATGTCGCCTGGACCCGTGTTGATCGGGAGCAGAGCGATCTTGCCTGACGCGACTGCTGGTGCGTTTTCGAACGGGGCTCCGGCTGCATCATTGTAGAAGATGTAGTCGCAGGTGGTGCTGTCTGACGCGATGTTGACTGTCATGTCGCCGCCGCTCAGGGTCGCGACCATGCCGCCGAGAACTCCGCGGGGGGTGTTGACGCCGAGGCGATCGTTCTGCCACGCACCTGGAACCATGGTGGTGAAGCAAGGATCAGCTGCGAACATAGCGCTGCTGGGCTGTGACTTTTTGTCAATGTGGTAAAGAGCCATCTCTGAATTCCTCCTTTTACTCTTTCTCTTGAAAAGTTTCCAAGTCTCTCTTTTTTGTCCAGGCGCGTTCACCCAAGGAGACGCGCCAACTTAGTTAACCTGTCTCCTTCAGGCGAAGAACCCGTTGACGTCCGGAGCATCGCGCCACAGGACCTCGAGGCTGCCGTCTTGTGAGGCGACTGGCTGAGGCTGAGCGGGAGCTGGGACGGTGCTGCCTAACGACTGAACTCCGATCTTCATTGCGGCGACTTTGACGTTCGGTGTTTCACCCGCGAGTGTCTGGGTGGCGGCGAGGATGGCGTTCTGTTGAGGAACACCGGCGCTTGCCATGAACGGCTGGTCGTACATCGGATCGTTGTACAGAGAAGCGAGTTCGGCGTCCGCTGAGGCGTTGGCCGCCAGAGGAGCGTCCATGAGACTGGTGTTGAAGTCGAAGCCGGCGATGTCGATGCCGGTGTTGGCTGCAACGGTGATCTCGGCGTCGAAGTCTGACGCTACTGGAGCAGGAGCTGGGGCAGCGGGTGGAGCCTGGACGGTGGTGGCTGCTGGAGCCTGGACCGTGCCTGGGGTAACGAGCTGCTGAGTGCCTTCTACGACGGGCTGTTCGCCACAGGCGAGCAGAGCGAGGCCGATCTGTTCATCGGACAGAGAAGCGAACTTGGCTGACTGAGCGACGATGTTCTCGCGAGTGCACTGGTTGTGTGCGAGAGTACGAGCAGCGAGACGAGCGATGTTGAGAGCGCGGGCCTTTGAGGCCATCTTCGGTTCTTCTTTCTTCGGCTCTTCCTTCTTCGGCTCTTCGACTGCAGCGCAAGCAGGCTTCGGCGGTTCAACCGGTTTTTCATCTTTCTTCGGTTCTTCAGCGGCTGCCTTCGGTGCTTCAACCTTCGGAGCGTCTACACAGGCCTTCGGCTCTTCCTTCGGTGTTTCGACCTTTATCGGAGCTTCCGCTGCGGCTGCGCATGCTTTTGGCTCTTCCTTTGGCTCTTCTTTCTTCGGCTCTTCTTTCTTGGGTTCTTCAGCGGCGTACAGAGTTTCGGTGCGGTTAAAACGTTCGATCGCGGCGTCGAGTGATTCTGAGCTGAGGGCCAAGAAGTCACGGGCCTGAGCGAGGATCATGCGATCGTTGACCTTTTCACCGAGTACGAGCTCCGCGAGTTCAGCTGCCTTGAGGCACTTCTGTTGGTACTCTGAACCTGTGATCAGCGTTCCGCTTGCAGGATCAGGAATGCCGTAACCCATCTCGTTGTGTCTGTCTCCACCGTGAACGTTACCGTAGTCGATGCCTTCGTGGTTCTCGGCGCTGGGCTCAAATGTACGGTAGGTCATCGAGCCACGACCTTCTTCCGCACGACCCTCTTGGTTGATTGAACCAGGATAAGGGGTCTTGTCATCTGCGGCGACGCGATCACGCGCTGTAAGACGTCTCCTTGCCATCTCTTATCTCCTTGTCTTTTTCTGATCCTAAAAAGTTTAAACTGTCAAAGTTTAACCGGAGGAGCACCTACTCCTTCTTCGGCTCTTCCTTCGGCTCTTCTTTCTTGGGTTCTTCGACCGCGGCGGCCTTCGGCTCTTCCTTCTTCGGTTCTTCTTTCTTGGGTTCTTCCTCGGCTGTGAGATCGAAGCTAGCGGTGAGGAGATCGCAGATCACGTCGAGCTGTGTTGCCATGGTTACTTGACCCTGTTCTTCGAGGTGCTGTGCGACGGGTTCAATGGCGTTGATGACCATCTTCGCAGCGTTCTGGTTTGCCTTGGTA